CCTTAAATTGCTGTAATGGAACGGATCAGCGGATGGCTGTTGTTGCTCCGCCCGACCCATGCCAGATAATACTTGCCTGTGGTGACATTCTCGCAGGGTGTCAGCGTGGTGATGTAGTCCGTGCTGTACAGCCACTGCAAGGACAGGTCAATATAGCCGCCCTCGGTTTTTGCCTTGTTGAGAATATCCTCCGCCGTGCCGTTGTCCGACTGCACCAGCCGCAAAACGCCGACCTCTGTGCTGCTCGCCAGAAACCGCATGGCGATCTGGGTTGCCGCAGAGAGCGTCAGTGGCACAGTCGAACAGGTATAGCAGGAATAATCCCATTCAAAAATAGAAGTGGAATAGTTCAGGGCATACTCATTTTTGCTGCTGCAAAAGTCCGGATATACCGCCGTAAAGGCAGAAAGACTGTACAGGGTGTTATTGTGGGAAAGAAAGATCCCGTCCCGGTGGTCTGCATCAAAAACCACTGTTTTTTTGGTCGAGCCAGAGGGCAGCAGGGAAACCTTGTGTACCAGCAGATTCAGCTTTTCGTCTGCCGTTGCGATAATGCCACGGGCAACCAGATGCCCTGCCAGCAGGTCACGCTGGTGGTTGATCTCTGCAATGTACTGTGCAATTGTCGCCATTTACGCCGTCACCTCCACAATGTCCGCCAGAGCAGTTGCAATGTCGCCCAGAGAATCCTCTAACGCCGTGATTCTCGCCGGAAACTTGCTACTCAGATTCTCATAGTCCGCCGGACTAATGCTGTTCAGCGTTTCTATGTTGTTGTGGTAGTGCTTGATGGAAACCAGCTGTGTCCACTCTGTTCCGCTGATCTTATTCAGTACGTCCAGATTGTCATGGGTGTGTGCGGATTCTTCCAGATGTGTGATGGACAGCGACAATTCTTGCACCTTTTCGTCCACATAAACCGTCTTTGCATACGGCGTGAGGTCTACCGCAGCCCCTTCTGTCAGCGTCACAGTCGTTGTACCGTTGACATCTGTGATGGTGATCGTCACCACGCTACCGTCTTTCGCCACAGCAGCAATGGGGGAAAAGCCGTCTTTTCCGTCTGCACCGGTATCACCCTTTTCACCGGGAATGCCCTGCTCTCCCGGATCCCCTTTTTCTCCACGTTCCCCCGGTTGTCCGGCATCTCCCTTTTCGCCTTTCAGAGATGCCAGCCACTCGGATTCAGAACCGCTGTAGCCATGCTCTGCTGCAAGGAGATAGGCGGATTTTCCGTCCGCACCGTCACGTCCGTCTACGCCGTCTGCACCGTCTTTTCCGGGTGCACCGGGTTCGCCTTTTTCGCCGGGATCGCCCTTTGCACCCGGCTCACCCTTTTCTCCGGTTTCTCCCTTTTCACCGGGAACGCCCTGCTCGCCCGGATCACCTTTTTCTCCCGGTTCGCCTTTTTCACCACGAGCCGGCAGACCGCTGTCGGTATACGCTCCGCTGTCGGCATCATACAGCCACCATGTGCCGTTTCGGATCTGCGGCAGCTGTACCGAAATCGTTCTGGTTTCCGTCAGGATCCGTTCCATTTCTTTCAGTGCTTCCTCGATAGCGTCCACACCGCCGCTGTATTCCTCCAGCACAGAGGCTTTCACCTGCATGGGCGTGACCGTGTATTTCAGAATGCGGTCACTGTTGTCATAGCAGACGATCTCCAACGCCAGCATACCGGAAACCGCAGTAAACGCCGGAGACACGTTCCATGTCAGCCGGATCTCTGTTTCCATGACCTCCTGTGAAAGGGTTTCCAGTGCCAGATTTCCGGCACTGTTGACACCACGCATCACAAACAGACAGCCGGACAGATCGGTTTCCTGATAAAATCGCTCTACGGAAAAGACAAGCTTGTCCGCATACTTTTCTCCGGCAGTCAGCAGATGTGCCACATGGCTGGTGTCAATGAATTTCTTGTTTGCCTGCAATATCATGTCTTACCCTCCCAGTTTCTGAACTCGTTTTTCCAACGCTCTGCACCGGTTCCGTGCCTCTTTGCGGACTTTGTCGCCCTTGGAAGAACGGATGCAGTCCGCCATCACACGGCTGTCCTCGCCGCCGCAGGAAAGCTTTGTACCACCCCGAAATGTCCATGTGATGGCAGTGATAATGCTGTCATAGCTTTTGGCAGTGGTTTCATGAAAATCCCGATAAGAGAGCTTGATTTTCTGTCCCAGCTGAAACCGTTTTGTACTGTGTACGGTGCAGGAAAACGGACGCACAGAATATTGATCTCCGGCAGCAGATGGGTATCGTGCGATCCACATAGCATGTGCAATGGTTTTCAGATCAAAGCCCTGCTGAAATACATGCTTTTTTGCAAATCCATCCAAAAACGGATTCGACTCAATGATAAATCGCTGAAACGCAGCTGTGCTGTAATCCGGGTTTGTCATGGTAAAGCTGCTCCATGTGCTGTTGTTGTCTTCCAGTTCGACTCGTGCCAACGTTTTCAGTGCTTGCAGCGTGTAATCTGCCACTTCACAGGAGTCATATTCGATCTCTGACATACCAATGCTGACAGTACCATAGGAGTGATGCCCAAACTGCCCCAATACCAGATCGCCGTCTTCCGGTCTGGCATACACAAATCCGAATGCCAGCTCTGCCAGATAACGATAGAAGTCCCGTGGCGTATCGGAATCACTTGCACCAGTGCCGGTTTCTGTGCTGCTTTCCGCACCGTATAAATAAAAGGGGGTACGATAAACGGTGGGTGTCCATTTTCCGTTGATCTCAGTATAAATACGGCTGTTGCAGTACCATCGGCTTAAATCCTGTAATTGTGCCCTGGTATAGGTTTTGGTGCTGTCATATCCCGGCGGCTGCCAATGCCAGTGCAGCATCTTTTTCACGCCGGTCTGAGATTGAATGAATGTATTCGTGCAGTCTGTCAGCGTTTCCAGCCATCCACGATACAGACCATCACCACCGGATTCTCCGTCATTCAGAGCATAGCTGTCGATTCCCAGCCCAACGCCGGATTTTGTATCTGCCAGTACTTTTCCCACTCCGGAAACCGCACTGCTGCTGGTATCGTTATAGCTGGACGTATCCAGCCACCCCACCGAGTCCTGTGCGTTGACGGAAAAGATCTCGCCCACACGGGTGGCATCCGTGACCCAGAATGTGCCCATATTGTGCCATGCGGATTCAGTGCCGTATTTGGAACGTACCCGTAATTTTGCCCCACGCACCTGAAATGTGGTCATTCCCGGAATCTTTGCCTGCATGGAAAACGTGGCAGCATACACGCCGCCGATCTCAAATGTGCCGTCTGCACAGCACTGCCGCTTGCCGCCGGCAGAAATGACACTGGATTCCGTCAGTGTGGTAACCAGATCATAGCTGTGTGCGGCATAGTTGTATTTGTATACCTCTACCCGAATGGATTCTGCAATGATCATATCTTATCCTCCCGGAAATTCGGTGCATCGATCCGCAGACGATAAATGCGGTCAATATCGCCGCACTGCATCCGCACATAGGCGTTTGTCACTGTTCCGGTGATCCCGATCCCAATGACGCTGCTGATCCAATTTCCGCTGGGATCTTGAAAATACGCCGTCAGATCTCTTTCTGCATTTGGATACCCGTTGACACCGTATATCAAAATTTTTGGCGAAGCCGCTTGCAGCAAATTTGCACCGACATAGAAATGCAGATAGATCACATCTGTGTTTTCGGTCGTGTAGTCCGGCAGCTGCACAGACCCGTCCGCCAGACGTTTGCCGTTTCTGGACTGCAAATATGCCAGCGGCGAAAAGGGAGTGCCCTTGCTGTCCTGTACGATTTCCACGCCGGAAAAAGAAATGCTGCCATTGTTGAACAGCGGTGCAAAGTACGGTATTTCGCCGCTTGCCTCCTGTCCGTTTTGCCGGGTGACCGGAAAAGACACCTGATAGAGTTCCCGGCTGGCAGACACCGTGACAATAGAAACATTCCCGGATACAACAACACAGGTTCCCCGGAACAGATCACATGGTGCTATTTCTACGTTCTGCTCCGGATACACCGCACCATCCAGATACAGCTCGCCGTATTGGATGATGTTCATCAGCTGATACAGTGCGTCATTGCCGGAGACCTCAAATGCCAGCGGAATTGACGTGACCAGTGCAACCGGATAGTAGATCTGTCCGCCGCTGGCACTCTGAAACCGCTTTCCTAAGGGCTCCGCAGTGACTGTATCATTTACCAGCTGTATGGCATTGGGGGCACATGACCAGGTGCCCCTCGGCGACTTCGCCCAAATATTCACAAGTCTCATATGGTTTCCCCTCCGCTTCGTGCATTGGCGATCTGTGCCGCCTTGACCACAACGGTTTCCAGCTGTGTGCCGCCGATGTTCACCGGAATGATAATATCCCCGTTCTGCTGCGGCTGCCGGTATTCTTCCGCCGCGGTCTTCTCCGGCGGATTGTACTGCACTGCCGGAACTGCCGTCCCGATGCCGGAATAGCCCTGCATCTGTACCGCAGAATCCAGCTGCATTTGCAGCCGGTCGGTGTCCACCTTGTCCATCATGGCATCCAGCGAACGGTTCAGATCATCGGCAGTGTCGCCTGTGGTGTCTTCCATGCCGACAGCAACGCCGGGCAGTAAAAATTTACCCACAGTGTCACGCATCAGCTTAGACGGGGAATTGATCCCGAAAAAGTCCTTGAATCCGTCCCAGATCTGTCCGGCAACGTCCTGCACTGTATCCCAGATAGCAGAAACACCCTCGATCAGACCGTTGGCGATGCCTTTCAGAATGTTTCCGCCCAGTTCCAGCCAGTCCACTTCGGTGATCGCATCCCATATGGCATCTATGATCTGCGGAATTGCCTTGATCAGGTCGGGAATGGCTTTAATTAGTCCGCCGATCAGAGCCACAACCAGCTTGATACCGGCTTCGATCAATTGCGGCAGATTGTCGATCAGCCCCTCAAACAATGCGGTCACGATCTGAATCGCCGCATCGATCAGCTGCGGCAGCATGGCAATCAGACCGTCTGCCAGTGCCATGATCATGTCAATTGCCGCTTCGATCAGCATAGGGAGGTTGTCCACAATGCCGTTGACTACTGCCATGATAATCTGAATGGCTGCGTCCAGCAGCATGGGAAGATTCTGGATCACCATGTCTACCAGCGTCAGTAAAATGTAAATGACTGCTGCCAGAATCGTGCTGACATTGTCCATTAGACCGCCCACCAGAGCATTCAGGATCTCGATAGCTGCCACGATCAGCGTGGGCAGATTCTCCACGATCACATTGACAATGGCTAGAATGATCTGCGGCACATACTCCATCAGTGCCACCAATCCCTCGGACAATCCGTTGATCAGCGTGGTGATGAGCTGCACCGCAATGGGCAGCAGATTCGGCAATGCCTGTTGAATCGCCGTAATAATGCCGTTCAAAAGTGTCTGTCCTGCTTCCAGTAATGCCGAAGCATTTTCCGAAATGCCCTGGACGATGCTGTTTAGGATCTCTGTTCCGGCACTGAGAATGCCAGGCAGGTTTTTCCGGATACCGGAAAGAAATTCGCCCAGTATCTTCTTACCAGCTTCCACCATGCCGCTGGATCTGCTGCCGATGGAGTCGATCACACTGTTGATGCTTTCAAATAGCCCGTCAAAGATCCCGGCAGCATCTCCGCCGTTCATCACATTGATGATACCGGAAATGGCATCTGCTGCTCCGGCAGACAGCGTGGACTTCATATCCAGAGAGAAACCGCTGACAGTCCGTTTCAGTCCCTCTACCGCACTGCCAATGTCGTCATATTTGACCTCGTTGATCTGTCCCAGTGCATCATACGCCACACCGGACGCATCTTCCATGTTTGCCAGCATGGGCAATAGGTTTGCCTGTAAGTCCTCGAACTGTGTGCCGAACAGGTCAATGGCAGCTTGGTTTTTGGCGACAGGGTCTGCAATGCTGTCCAACGCCTGGACAGTCTGAAAAAATGCCTCCTGTGCCGTATCGCCGCCGGCTGCAAACCGCTGTGCCATGTCATCTGCATTCATGCCGATCATGGCAAAGCCCTCTGCTGTGGACTCGTTGCCGTCCTTGCAGCGGATATTGAATTCCTTGACCGCATCGCCCACCTTGTCGATAGAGAACGCTCCGGATTCTGCACCGGAGATCAGGCTCTGGGTGAACTGCTCTGCGGACAGTCCCAACGCCGCATACTGCGTGGAGTACTCATTGAGGGTGTCCAGCAGATCGCCGTTCTGATCGGCACCGTTTTGTGCTCCCACGGCAATGAGATTGTATGCTTCTTCGGCACTGATCCCGAAGTTGTTCATGAGTGCCGATGCAGCACGGGTGCTTTCGTTGACTTCATAGCCGAACGTGTCGCTGAGTGCCATAGCACCCTCTGTGGCAGACTGCAATTCTTCGCCCATCAGTCCGGTCTGCTTCGTGACTTCTGCCACGGCATTGGCGGCATCCTCGTAGGAATCCCCGAAGTTGTTGCCGTACACATCCTTGACCACATCACGCAGCCCTTCCAGCTCCGCCCCGGTGGCACCAGTTGAAGAGGACATCTGATTGATCGCCTTGTTGAACTCGTCCCCGGAGGAGATCATATCGCCAAATGCAGACAGGGCTTTCTTTCCCATGTCAGAGAGCAGATTGCCCATTGCCACAGATGCTGCGGAGATCGTCCCTTTCATGCCTTCGACCTTTTGGTCAAAACCGCTGGTATCCCCGTCAATGGGAACTCGAACGCTTTCCTCCGCCATATTGTTTCACCACCTCCGAAAAAACGGCACTCTCACATACCGTAAAAGTGCCGCTATTTATACGCTTCTAAAACAGGATTTATCTATCCGAAAAACGCACCGCACTGATAGCCGTCCAACTCCGGCTGCGGAATGCGGATACGATCCTGAATCTTCCGGATCCGCAGCCGTTCGTTCTTGTCCTTGACCTCTGCCAGATTCACGCTGCGGTATCCCATCCGCTGCTTAATGGGTGTTTCGTCCGGCAGTGCATCAAACAGCCCCAGAAACAGATGCCAGTGCATCTGCTCCACCTGCTGCAAGTCCATGTGATAGACCGACAGGAACGCCGCATACACATAGGCTGCATCATACTGCCATGACAGCACACGGTCTGTGGTCTTTCGTCCGGAATCGCTCTGCCGCTGCTGCGACTGCTCCTCCGAACGTGTCGCAAACTCAATGAGTGCCTCCAGAGCTTCTTCCAGACAGGCAGCCGGCGGTTTGTCCATGTACCATTCCAGCATCAGCAGCAGCTTTTCCCGTTTGGAAAGACCATCGTCCTCCTGCATATCATAAAACCGCAGCCAGTCCCGATAGTCGGTATAGATCCGGTACGCCTTGCCGTCTACCGTCACCGTGTCCGGCAGGGCATCGTACAGCAGATTCATCGTCTGCCGCCTTTGGGCAGATACTTCTTTTTCAGCTGCATGGATTCCGCCTGGGACTGTGCCGCCTGTTTTGCCACAAAGGTCAGGAATTCGCCGTACACTGCCATGTACCGCCGTGCATTGTCCGAGATCCCGGCAAAGATCTGCTCCGCCGTGCCATCGCCGAACAGGGTGTCATAAAAGGTACGAAACGCCTTGCAGTATGCCCGGATGTATGCTGCCGCACCGGCAGACTTGTCCTCCGGCATATCCTGCTCCAGCTGTGCCAGAGCAGCCTCATACTTTTCCACGGTGTCCGCTTCCTCAATGTCCAGCGGCAGCTCCAGTCCGTGGATATGCCAGATCGTCAGATCATCTTTCATCATTCATTCCTCCATAAAAACACATTTTAGGCTCCCCTGAAAGGGAAGCTGGCAGCCGTAGGCTGACTGAGGGGTAATTCCTCTAAAAAGCTTGCTTTGTGCTGAGTTGTTAGTGCATAACACTAACTGAGGGGTATCACGAAGCACTGCACTTAACGGCATAGGTATTAGAGCCCAGTGTGCCGTTTGTAACAGTAATGTAGATATAGTCGCCTTCCTTGACGGTAAATGCCACACCGGAATTGGTAATGGGCGAAGAATTTCCATTGCAGGAAGCTGTAATACTAAATGTGTCACTCTCTGCTGCTGCATACACACTCAGAGAACCGATCTTGCTGACCGTGTACTCTGTAACAGACGGCTTGAAGGTCGGTTTCAGCAGGTTCTCACTGCCATAGGAAACAGACAGCGTTTTCAGTACCGGTTTGGTGTTGGTGGAAAGTGTAATGGTCTGAAAATCATCAGTGCTGAACACCTTGACATCTTCCATTTCGCCCCTTGTCTTGAAGTTGCCGGAATAGGTCATACAGTCTGTGGTATCGCCGTCAGCGTCCGGAATGACGGCATAGTCACGCATCTTTGCCTCTGCCGACCAGATGCCGCTGCTTCCCTGATGCAATGTGGTCATGTCCACATTGATGATCGAACGCACTGCGTCCTGTCCCAGCAGTTCATTTTCGTGAATGTCGATAATGTCATCCGTCACCGGATGCTTTTTGTAGCGATCCAGTGCATAGGCAACGGCGGTGTTGTATCCGGTGATGTCCGTCCGCTTGAAATCCTCGTCCACATACTGCCGCTCATATTCCGTGGGATTCTTGGACGTAGAAAGACTGGTGAAGCCTTCCATGCGTGTATAGACGCTCTGTCCCGGCACATGATAAAAAGCCACCTTGCCGGTACGCAGCACAAGGTCTGCGTTTTTCAAATTCTTACCCATGTGTAAAATACCTCCTGTCCTGATAATACATCAGTCGTAACTGGATCTGATACCGTGCCGTATCATCGCCGGTGTCATAGGCATAGCCGCTGGAAGCAATGTCCATGCGGTATGGTGTCCGGTAGTCGCCCAGATCCGGAAAGATGCCCTGCCAGTTGTTCCGCTCGATCCAGTCCGCAAAGTCCTCGTAGAAACCGGAATTGGCGATGTTCTCCAGCACCCTTTCCCCGTACTTCTCCCGGCTGGCAAAGACGAACAGAAACTGCCGCTTGTCGCTGCCGTCCGTGTACTTCTGCACCACTGGTTCACATGGTGTAGTGTCCACCGTGTAGCCGATGGTGTCCGCTTCCAGCTGGTCTACCCCTAAGATCGCCCCGTCATGGAGCAGCGGACAGCCGGCAATGTACTCCCGTATCGCCGAAATGATCGCCATTCTATCACCCCTTTGCAAGGATACGGGCGTTTTTCAGAATGAGCTTGCCGTGGTCTGCCCATGCCCGAAGTGCCCACTTTTTCCCACGCAGCCCACGGGAAACGCCGGCATACCACTGCACCGCCGCATAGGGTGTTTTCCATAGCAGATACCCTTCCGCCGGCTTGCTGTGAGAGATGCCGGAATCCCGGAGAATACCGGTGTCAAACGGCACATAGGGATCACATTTCCGCAGCAGCTCATTTCCCACAAATTCCTGTGCCTGCTGTTTCAGGGCTGCCGATTTTGCGTGAAGCTGCTTGGTATTGAAATTGATCTTTACTTTTAGGATCATACCGCCGTCACCTCGATGTGCTGCACACCGGCAGAGCCATAGCGGAAGTCTTTCACTTCCATGACCGTCCGGCATTCCTCCGGTGGTTCTGCGGCGGTGCATCTGCCGCAGAAGATCCGGTCGCTCCGTTTCGGGATATAGCCGGATACCGATGCCGCCGGAATGATACACAGCACGCTGTCCTGCTGCTTCATAGACGTGCCGTTCTGGCTCTGTCCTTTCATATCCTCCCAGTAGATCGCAGGGAAGAAGTGCCGCACATACTGCTCCATGCGGTCTTTTCCCACCGTTCTCGCAAATACCGTGCAGCCAATTTTATTCGTGTACATCAAAAAATCCTTTCATTACAGGCTCCCCTGAAAGGGGAGCTGGCAGTGCGTAGCACTGACTGAGGGGTAATACCATGAAAAGCACCCGCAGTGCGTGCCTTGTGCTGAGCTGGCACCCGTAGGCTGACAGAGGGATTCACACCCCTCTGTACAACAGACCCGAACCACCCAGATACCGGATACAGATGCTCCGGAGATAGTCCTGCAATCCGGCAGTATCGCCGCTTAACAGAGCAGAGATGCTTTCTGTCGGGGTAGCGTAGCTGACACTGTACGCTCCGATGGTCTCCGCCGTTTTCAGACCGCTGCCCTCTGCACCGCCTGTGCCGTATGCCTGATAGGTGACGATCGCTTCCGCCAGTGCACAGCAGCACCGCCGGACACGGTCTTCCCATGGCTGCGGCACACCGTCCAGCAGCCGCCCGAATGTCACCATGTCCAGATACTCGCTTGCCCGTTCTGCCGCCCGACCGAATGCGGTCGGATCCCGTATCATACCGCCAAGATAAAAATCCTGGTAGTATGGAAAATCAGCATATGCCATGCCTTACGCCTCCACTCTCTTGACATAGACCGTCTGCGGCTTGGAAATACCGATGCCGTAGACCTTTCTGCCCTGTACCGCAGAAGAACCGATATACTCGTTGGTCAGGTTCTTGATAGCGACCGGAACAGACCACTCCTGCACACGGTGGCACCAGTTCGGGTGACCGCAGATGAATTCCGTGGTGGTTTTCTTGCCGCCCACCAGCTTGGTGTCCTCAAACATGGTGTTGTTGGTCTCAAATACGTTGTAGCCGGCGATCCTGCCCACCACGCCGGACTGCACCAGTTCCTGGGACAGGTCGCCCTGCTTGACGAAACGGTCGTCTGTCAGCAGCACTTCCATGAATTCCGGCGATGCCAGCAGCCAGCGTTTGCCGTCGTTGGGAACACCCATACGGGACTGTACACGCTTTGCCGCCAGCACCTGCTTGTATGCCGTGCTTTCGGTGCAGGCAGTCTTGGACGCTGCCACCGTAATGCCGGTGGTTTCCTCCAGAGCACGGATAGATCTGGTGTCCATAGACAGACCCAGAGAATAGCCGGCACTGTCCAGACGCTCTGCGGTGATGCCGTCCGGTACGCTCTCCGCATCAAAGCCGTCGATCATCTCGTTGACCGCCTCGTCAATGTCGATGTTGATGTCAAAATAGGTGGTAGAGCCGGCAGAGATCGCAGCACCTGTCTGCTTGTCATACTTCTTGACCTCTACCTCGGTATCACGCACCGGCACCTTGACCTTGCCTGCCTTGGGATTTCCCTCATAACGGGGATTGAAGATCAGATTGTCCTTGGTGACCAGCGTATACCGCAGCTTTTCGTCCACCAGTGTCGAATATCGTTCCTGTGCAATATGTGCCATAACTTTTCCTCCATAATTAAGATAAAAGATTCCTTATAGCCCCCTTGAAAAGGGAGGGGAACCACCGTCAGGTGGTGGAGGGATTTTCCCTCACTTCTTCAAACTCGGATTCATGCCATAAAACGCAGCTTCCACGCCGTTCATGGCACTGGGCAGACCGCCGGAAGTGGGAACAGCGGCACGTTCTCCCGGATTCGGGGCGAATGCGTCTGCATGGGCAGTGCGGAACTGCTGCACCACATCGTCCGCCCCGATCAGCTTGTCGCCGTCGAATTTCAGTTCCTTGGAAGTCAGCAGGTCGGTGACATACTTCTCGTACACGTCATTTTTCAGCTGCAATCCCTTGACATACTGGGACAGCTTGGTGCGGTACTCGAATGCGGCACGGTCTGCCTCGGACTGCTCCAGCTTCTGCTTGTAGTCCTCCACGCTCGCCTTGATGCCGTCAATGTCCATGTCCTTGTAGGACTGAATGGTCTTGCTGGCTTCGTCCAGCTGCGTCTGCACGGCGGCGGCAGCGTCCTGCTCCGCCTTGATGTCTGCGGCATAGGCTTCCGTGATCTTCTGCACGGTGTCCTTGTCGGTGATGCCGATGCCCTCCAGAAATTTCTCATCGATCATATGGATAACTCCTTTTCAAAAAAATAAATGTATGAAAAAAGCACCTCTTACGAGATGCTGCTTTCGCTATGCAAAAACGATGGTAGTCTATTGGACAATGCACCAATCTTCCGCCAGCATATCGGTCTGACTAGCCAGCCAGCCGATACAGAATCGATTGTCTGCGGTTTTCATGACAATGCTGTCCGTAAACGGATAACTTCCGTCACCGATTTCCTGTGTCAGTAATTTGCCGTCGGCAAGGTACAAGTACATTCCTTTGCCGTTCCAGCCGGTTCTGGCAACTTTCTTTCCGGCTTTCAGTGCCTCCAATGCACTGCCGAATGTCATTTCTTTCATAGATTCTCCTTTCGGGCATAGAAAAAAGCGTACCGAAGTACGCTTTGCTTATTTTGTTTGACTGAGAACATGCTGAATGAAATCATCATTGATTTTCAAGTTGTATTTTTCAAAATGATAGATTTCTGATTCATACCATCGATAAACGCCATCGCTTCTAGCATTGTCTGCACCCACCACAATTTCCTTAGAATAAATATCTTTTACAGGCTCTGATGTGAAAGCACACTGTTCAAATGATTTCAAATATTGAAGCACACTCTTTTTTACAGACTCTGTATAAGATGACAAATTATTCTCAAATTCTTCTATTGTCATTTTTCGAATGGGCTTACTAACTAAGTATTTCATATTCTCACATCACTTTCTAGGATAGAATTGTTTCATAATCCCTTCATCATAATTACCTATGCTAAATGTCCCATTTGGATTTACATAAATAATGTCTGTTGGAGCTTCTACCACAACGCCTAACTCATTTGCAACGATCTGTGCCACACAATCACCAGTTGATTCCGTGTTACCGGTATTGCAAGACAATAATCGGATTTTTGTTCCTTTTTCATAATCCTTGCGATTTCGGATAATATTTGCAAGTAAATATGCGTCAATCGGCTCTCCGAAAAATTCTACAGATGTCGGACTTCCATGCAATGCAACGTCATAATATCCCTTTTTGCTTGGAACATTACGAACATAAGATGCAAAAGCATTGTCTGGTCGATCTTCCGCAAAGATAGGCTTTTTCAATGCACTTGCTCTTTTTATGATTTGCTTTCGCTTTTCTCTTGGAAGCTTTCGTTCGTATGGTCTTATTATAGCATTGTTGTTTTCAGAAGTCAAGCTGCCGTCTGCCCTTTTTTTCGCCTGCACAGCCCTCTGCGAAACACTCCGCCCGAACCCGTTGACCTGTGACCGGAACGTATCGTTCCGCCGTCCGGTCTGGCGGCAGAAGTCTTGCAGCGTTTTTTCCGCATCTTTCAAACGCACAGAAACCGCTGCAAAATCATCGTTCAAACCCTGTTTTAACACCGGATCATCGGTGCTCTTTGCCGCTTCGTCCAATGCCGCCGCACGCCGTTTTAGTGCTCTGACCTTCCGCTCGCCTTTCCGCTGCATCTGGCTGATCTCATACTCTGTGTACTTCTCGCCGTTGTACGAAATGCTCTTTTCGTCCAGCTTGGCGATCTCCTCCGGCGTGTAGTTCGGCGTGGACAGTCCCGGATAATACGGATGCCAGTTGTGCCGGCAGTTCCAGCCCTTGAAGCCTCTGCCGTCCCCATAGCCGATTTCTTGCAGGGTAAAGACTTTCAGCCCGTCAATGATCTTCCTGGTGCGTTTGCCCTGTATCTGGACAAGCTGCCCCTGCCATCTGGCGTGCTCCGGTCTTGCTCCGCCGTGTGCCGTCAGTTCCATGTACTGACAGCTCGAATCCTCCGCACGTTTCTTTGCCACTGCCGCCGCAGTCTGTCCCACGCCCGTCAAGATGCACCGCCGCACCGCAACATCAATGCGGTCACGGTGTCCGGTGGGATAGGTGATGTAAGCACCGCCGTCCGCCAGATCTCGCACCGCCATGCGGATCGCTTCCTGATAGCTGAACGCTCCGGAGGACACCTGCATATACGCCCGGTCACAGGCTTGCAGGAAAGCAGTCTGCGTGGTGTTCGCCGTGGTGCTGACCAGATTCCGCATGGTTCCCAGTGTTTTCCGGTATCCGGCATCCAGCACCTGCTTCATGCCGCTGTCCTGCCGGATATCCGCCGGAGCTTCGCCGGCTGCTTCGTGGGTGTCGTTGTCGATCTCCACCGTCCGCACACCGGCATCCTCAAACATCGCCCGAACCTGTGCCACACTGGCATCTGTCCGGTCTGCGATCATCTGCAAAATGTCATCATACAGGATACCGGCAGATTGCAGTACCTCTGCCTGATAGGCGGTGCTTTCCGACACAAAGCCCATTTTCAGCATACGCCGCACCATGTCTGCCACAATATCGTCCTCCAGCTGCTGATACAGCCCCAGCAGCTGAGTAACGTCCGGCTCATAATTCTGCATCAGATCTCACCACCGGAAAATAAGCCACCATCATCCTGCCGCTCCGGCATCATCTTCGCCGCCTTTTCCTCGGAGCAGTCGAAGTACCACGCCAGAAATAGCTCCGGACGCAATAGCTTGTCCCGTACCATCTGCACACGCCGCTGATACTCCACGTCCGGATCTTCCAGCACACCGTCCCCGAAGGCAAAGGTTGCCTTGACCGGCGGACTGCTCTGACTGCGGTAGTAGTCCTGATAGAACTGCATTCCATAGAGCATCTGCTCCAGTGCGTTCCGCAGGTTCTCCTGAATGTCTTTCACTCTGGAAAAGCTCCGCTGCTTGGAACTCCGCACTTCCTCTGCGGTTTTCTCCACATCGGATACTTCGGAGAGTGTGCCGTAGGAAAGCCCCACCGCATTCTCGATCCGCCGCAAAATCTGATTGAACGCATGGAAATAGGCAGTGTCCCGGACTTCCGGAGAAAAGGTATTGATAAAGGACTGCCCGTCCGTTTTCTCATAGCTGCGGAACATCCGCTCTCTGCCTTTCGGCAATACCGGCTTGCCGTCCTTGTACCGGAACAGATCCTCGGTGGCATCAATGGCACGTTCGGACGATTCCAGTTCCCACAGAATCCGTTCCCAGTGCTCATCCGCATCCCGGATAAAGTCCACGGCATCGGCAAAGACCGAAACGCCCAGCGGTGAAGTGGGGTCGATGTTGTTGGAATCCGGTGTCTGAAAAATGGCGAACAGCGGACGTTGTACATTTTCATACACCTTTTCCGGCAGCACGTCCGCCCACTGCGGCACTTCGGAAAGACTGCATTCTGTGCCCAGTGTTCCGGGACTGGCAGAACAGAAACAGCGGTTCTGTATGGTATGTGTCTGCCGCACCTGGGAATAGACGTGCAGCTCCAGACGGGTGTAATAGTTCTTGCCAATAGAGATCTCTTCCGGACACACCACCGCATCGCAGGAATCGTCCGTGTAGTTCACCGGAAGATAGGCGTTCTGCGGCACAATGTCCACCGAAACGCCCTGTGCCGTGAAATAGGGTTTCAGCAGCAAGCCGCCAATGGCAAGCCCGAAGTCCATTTTTCGCCGCAGCTTCGGCAGCACACGCCTGACTGCCTGCTCCAGTTCCGCCCCGTCGTGTACCGTGGCGGAAAATTCCGTCAGTGTCAGCCGTTTCAGCTCCTGTGCGATATTCGCCGGAATGTGACAGGAACGAATGCGGTTTCGGATCCAGCCGGCACGGTTCAGATATAATTCCTCCCACAGCTGCATCTGCTGTATCATGTCGCCGCTGAGCAGGCAGGGCACCTGCATGGCTGCGGCGATCTGTGTTGCATCGATCATAACATCACCTCCTCATCTGGCATCCGGTATTCCCGAAGTGTCCGCTGCATCGCCGTCCGGACGAAATACCGCATATCGTCCATGGCGTGGTCGTTGGTCTTGACCACAGCATCTTTCCCTTTGGCTTGATTGTCCCAGCAGTACAGCCCGAATTCCCGGATAATATCCGTACAGCCTTCACAGATGTGGATGCGTCCGGCTTGCAGCAGCGTGGACGTGTCACGGATGCCGTCCAGAACGCTGTTGTTGGCTTTCCGCACCCGAAATACCCCGTGCCGCCGGATACACTCAATAAAGCTGGCAGCAGACGGGTCTGCGATCACATACCGCACATAGGGGGCAATGTCTCCGGCAAGCTGTTCCAGAGCCGCATAGTGTTCCTCGTCCGTTCGGGAATGTCCCTCTTTTCGGGCATCATAATAGTACTCCCGGATTCGGGTGGCATAGCCATCTCCGGACAGGTGCCATAAGCCGACAGAGGTCGGGTTCAGTGTGCCGTAGTCACAGCTGAGATAGAACTCGCCGGAATGCACGTCCGGCACCGTGTCCGGAATGACGTGCCGCAGCTTCTGGAACTGCGGATACACCAGACCGTCCGCCATGACCCACTTGCCCAGGACATAGCGGTCATAGAACACACCGGAGAACATTCGCTCATACCGCTTGCGGACAGATTCGGAAAGGGCGTAGTTGTCTTCCATGGTAAAGTGCAGATGCAACCGGTTCTTTTCACCGGCTTTCCCGTGTACGCTGTCGATCCATTCCTTGTACAGCCAGTGTTCCTCGCTGCCGTCTGGGTTGCAGTTCATCCAGATCTTCGAGCCGGTGACAGAGCATCTCGCCGTTGCCTGATCCACAAAGGAACGGGGCATTAGTGCCACCTCGTCCAGCAGGACACCGGCAAGGGTGATACCCTGAATCAGTGCATAGCTGCTTTCGTCCTTGCCGCCGAAAAAATAATAGCGGTTGTGGTGTCCCTGCCATTCTACGTCCATATAATTCTTGGACAGATTGATCTTCGGCTGCATCACGCCTGCCATCCACTTCTGGATCGGCATGACCACATTGCGTTTCAGGCTGTCGATGGTCTTGCCGCAAAAGGCAAATGTCTCATGGTCAAAGCTCCGCATACTCCACAGCAGATAGCCGATGCTCATTGCCATGGTCTTGCCGGAACGGACAGAGCCGTCACAGAGGATGGCATCATACTGCCGGAATTTCGGCATTGCCCACCAGAGCATGGCTTGTATCTGCTTGGGGGAAAAAGTCTGATAGATCATGCCAGTCCCTCCTGCAATTTCTCAAACAGATTGGTGATCTGTCCGTTGTCCTCTTCTTCGGCTGCTCCGGATGCCGCCGCCTGTAGGGTGGCAGTGATCTTGGTTTCAGCCCGGATCAGTTCCGGATTGCTTTGCAGGAATTCGTACAGCTCCATGTGCCGTTTCCGGAATTCCTCCGCCAGCTTTTTCCGTTTCTTCGGCTCCGGGGTATTCAGGTAGGCAGAGAGGAACGTCTGCAAATCGGTAAAGTCCGCTTGCGGAATGGATTTCCGCTTGTCCTCAAATTGCAGGATACCGTCCGCCAGCTGGTGGATGCTCTTTTTCTTTCGGCTGTTCATTTGCAGTCACTCCTTTCAGAAAAAATGGTCAAAAAAATACGGACGCTGTACGCCCGTATATTGCGTGTATTCTTTTTGGGTGTTGTTTTTCGCAGAAAAATCTTCAAACGATTCTAAACACCCTCTGAACGTTCTTAAACAGGGTATGCTTCGCCATTCGGAATCTTTTTGGAAAAGTTCCGTTCGGGGTTCAGGCAATACCGCCCAAAGAGCTGCAAGGAGTATTGCCTTTATACCATATACCGCACCCTGTGGGACGAATCAACCACAGCCATGACAGGCATACTGATTTGTTTCACACACGCTCTTAAATGCCGATTACCGGCAGTGTGACCGTGTAGTCATGTCCGCAGATGGAGAGCCGCACACGGGCACGCCGCTGCCGGAGATCCAGCCGCACCACATTGTCCCAGTACTCCCGGAGCACGCCGGACAAGACCATCTTGTCCCCCTGCAATGTGGTATAGATGCGGGACGGGGCAATGGGTTTGCCGCCGTTCCAGAGCCACCGGATATATGCTTCCTCGTGGGGCTGCAACTTGCCCAGCGTACAGCCGGACACTTTCAGAAATCCGATCACGCCGTCTGACTGTACCACGCTGTCATACTTCTGCCGGTCGATTTCTTCCTCCAGAAACAGATAGCCGGGAAAGACAGGTTCTGTGATACTGTTCCATTTCCCGTTCTTCCGGATGTCCATGGTTCGCTGCGGACAGCGTACCAGATGCCCTCTTTTCCGCAGCAGCACCGCTGCTTGCAGATCTGTGCCAGGCTTCACCTGCACCACATACATACTCATGCCTTTCCCTCCTTGGCTTTGGATTTGATAAACTTCTTGACTTCCTTGTACAGATCCGGTCGTTCTGCCGCCATGGCTTCATAGATCAGATCCTTGAACTGCTCTGCACCATTCTCCAGCAGATCCCGTGTCTTGGTGTCCACATTTTTCTTGTATGCCACCGCACGGGTGAGTGCCACGGCGTTCTTGGAAAGGGTGTCGAAGTCGATCTCCGACAGCCGTTCCTCCGGCAACTTGTTGATGGCATCCAGCATCTGATTGCAGAGCAGCCGGAGAATGCCGTCTGTCATGTCCAGATCCGGATAACGGTCGGTTTCCTCCATGATCGCCCGGAAGTTCTCCTGACTGAGCCGCAGGGCATCCAGCGTGCTCATGAGATTTTTCGCATATTTTCCCACTGCTGCCAGAGAGATGCTCACGCCGTGGGACTGGATATATTCCACGATCTCCCGGTAATAGGCACCGGTCTTGATCATCTCGTCTACGGTTTCCTTGACTGCCGGTTCCAGATTGTCGATCTTAGAATGCTTTCTGCGTCCCATGCAGCACCTCACACGTCAATACATTCGTCCTTGCGGACACAGGCAATGATCTTGATGCCGTCCGCTGTCACCTTGGCTTCCATCTGTTCCATTGCCGTGTCTGCCAGTGTCGTACACGCCTTGGAATCCATGTGCCGCAGCCGGATATATCCGGATTCCGTCAGATAGTTGATGCTGTCCCGGAATTCCGCCTCGGTCATGCTGGGTTCCAGTGCATAGCGGATGTCCGTCAGTGCAACAAACTTGTCACGCAGCAGATTCACGGCTTTCAGCACCATGCCGTTATTCTTGAAAAATGCCTTCTGCCGGATTCGCTCTATCATTTCTGCCTGCTCCAATGCCGTTCCTCCTTACTTGCTGCAATAGCTGTCGATCTTGCTTTCCAGCCTTGCCATGGTGCGGATAAAATCCTCGTTCTTGGTGGTGTGTTCCTTGATGTAGTCGATGTTCTCCGACAATTTTTCCATAGATGCCTTGATCTCCCGGATCTCTGCCTTGGTGGCGTACTTGTCCGACAGCGTCAGCAGATTGTCACGCAGCTCCTGCACTGCCATTTCGTTCTTGTCATTGCGATCCATGGTGCGTTTCAGAAAATAGCCGATGATCCCAAGGATCACGGTGATCACCGTGGTGATGATAAACAGGATCAGTTCCTGTGTCACTGCATTCCCTCCCCAAAAAGAAAAGTGCTATCATTACTTCTACTGTAATGATAGCACAGAAAAGAATGGTGCTGCAAATAAGGCAGATTTTTCAGGAATTTCAATGAATTTTGCTATGCCTCCCTTGTAGCACAAAGTGCCGGAGGGATTCTCAAAAGAGCGTCATCTGGTGTGCTTCCTGTTCGGTGCTCTGGCGGTAGATGATGTCCCGGATGGTGTTCTCCGCCAGATTGAATGCGTGTGCCAGTTCCAGATAATTGGAGCCGTCGAACCGGCGGAAGATCTCCGCATCTCTTAACCCATTCAGCACGGAATCCGCCTTGCTGATATAGATGCTGCTGCCGCCGTAGCTGGCGACCAGCTTCCGATAGGCTTCGATGCCGATGACCTCCGCAATTTCCAGCTGGCTGCCGTGCAGCTGGTCTATGGTCAGTTTATCCAGAGTCATGTTCTTTTGCCGCCTTTCGTTTTGCGTTTCGCAGATACCGTTTCAGCGTTTCGATCAGTTTCGCCCCGTCCTCCCGTTTGACCCAGTTCAGAGGGTGACCAGGGCAGGGGTCTTCCTGCAATACCTTTCGCACAATGCCTGCCATGCGTTCGCCGACAGGAACATCAGAGGGCGAGAGTTTTGCCAGATCATACAGCAGCCGCCAGGCATACGCCTTTTGTCCGGCTGTCATTTTCCCCGGATACTCCGGTGCTGGCGGTCGCTTTCTCGGATACTGCTCTTTCAGCTGCCGCCGCAGCTCTGCTTCCACCGCCGCTGCCTCCGGTGGGGTGAGTTCCCGGACAGAGGTCTTGCCGCTGATACGGTAGACGATCATGTGAAACGGGTCTTCCTTGTTTCCCGATTCTACCAGCCCCAGCACAGCAGCAAGGCTGTACAGTGTCTGGGTTTGTCCTTTCGCCATATGCTTCACTTCCTCAGCCGATAGTCTTTCTGGTTGTCCGGTCGGATCTCAAACGCATATCCTCTGGACATCTGTATGATCCTGCCGCCGATTGCTCCGTCAATTTGCCGCAGCTGGGGCAAAAGCCATTCTGTAGAGAGAATGGTCGGCATCTGGTTTCTGGCACGATAGTCCAGTATCTCAAATGCCAGACGGACATCTGCACCGGATACCTCTGCGGTGCTGCTGGTCTTGAATAGATCATCTATGTACAGCACATCGGCTTCCTTGTATGCGGCGATCTGTGCGGCATAGCTGCCGTCCGTCAGAGCAGCTTTCAGCTGATGGGACGCTTCACGCCACACCATGTACCGTACCGAAAACCCGTTCCGGATCATGCCGCCCACAATGGCAGTGCAGATGTGTGTCTTGCCGCAGCCGGTCTGACCGCCGATATAGAACCACTTGTGCCGCTCCTGCAAATACGCTTTGGCACATTGGAGAATATGCTGCTGGAATGGCTGCTCTGCGGTGTAGTTCTGAAAGGTGCAGACACGGAGCAGGGATTCCAGACCGGATTCATGGATCCGCCGCAGGGTGTCTCTGGTTTTCATGCAGCTGCACGGACGCATGACTTCATAACCGTCCCGGATCTCTGCGGTCATGCCCTTGTTGCGGCACGTTTTGCAGTCATAGCCGATCAGCGTGCCGGGCTGTGCATTGTACGCATCCACACGCATCTGCATCAGATCAGTATACGAAAGCCCCGTAGGGGTCATCGTCGGGAATGTCATCTTCTGCGGCAATGGTCTCATCCTCCCATCTTCTCTGATTCAGCCATGTGGCAGGATGCGGAATGAACTTCCAGTTCTCTTTGCCCCAGTGGTAGACCTTCCGCTGCCGTTCCAGCTCCGCCAGCATCTGCTGCAATTCCGTCTCGCTGGGCTGGATCTTCTCGAATGCCCGTCTAGCTTTCTCCTTGCCCACCTTTCGGGGATACGCTGCCCAGAATTGGTCGAAGCAGCGGCTTCCGGTGTCTGTTGGTTTTCTCATGCTTCCGCCTCCTCATACAACGTGATGTCCGTGCAGTTCTGGCACAGATGCCGTTTCAGAGAACGGAAAGAACTCCAGTAGGGAGAATAGGTGTAGTAAACGCTGTTGGAAAGTACCGCCTCCCGAAAGGCTTTCCGTTCCCGTTTCAGCTTTTCCTGCTCCTTTCGGGTGAGTATACTGTGTTTGTGCTTCTGGAAGAACTTTCTGCGAATCTCACAGTCCTCCGTCAGCCATTTTCCCTGAATTTTACCGTCAACATAGACTGCAATGCACAGCTGCATCTTGTACCGCTGTGTCTGCAAAGACAGCGTGTAGCCGTCTGCCTGTAGCTTTACGATGCGGTAGGATGATTGCAGGTTCTGCTCTGCGGTTTCCCATTGTTCCTTCGTCATCGCCGCACCTCACGAAATGGTGGACCGCTTGCTCTCCGAAGCCACACAGTACTGGTCATAGAGGGACTGGTGTGTTTCCTGAAATGCACGGCTGTCGAAACGGCTGCTGACAACTGTGGTGTACCGCACGGTAAAGGTGCCCACCTCCATTTCCTCCAGATGCTTCTTGTCCATCATCGCCTTGACCTTGCTCCGCAGCTCGTCCGCCTCTTTTTTCAGCTGCTTGCCGGCTGCCTCCAGTTCCTTGATCTGGTTGACGGCGGAGAGCATATCCGCCTCCTGTTTCAGTGTCAGTTTTGCTTTTGCCATAAGAAATACCTCCGTTTGTAAAGAATTGTAAATAGATTGCCGACTCTGCATTTTTAGAGCGTGTTTTGCATCTGACGTATGCAGATTGCGTTGTCAGATTTTTCGTCAGATGAAACAAAAAGCGGAGTGAATACTTGATGTATTCACGAGCATTTTTGTGAAATATGGCGGAAAATATGCAAGCAAGATGCGTGCGAGAAGATGCAAAACAGGCTCTTACGGGCTTGTCACCGTCCTTGGCTGCATTAGGCGAGAGGAAATATTCCTCTCATAGGGTCATATGGTTTCCGTGTCCCGATGCTTCGGGATATGTCTGGTGCGTTCTGTGTACCGGTGGAGAATGACCAGCTCCGTGCTGGTATTCTTGGAGATCAGCCAGTCCTCCGGATGGAATCCGTAGAATGCCAGGATCTTTTTCTGTGCCTTGGTGGGGCGTTTGCCGTTCTTCATCGGTCATACCTCCATATCCATGTACTTTGCCATTGCCACCAGTCCCTCATAGCTGTAATCCTCGTTGTCATAGGCATTGGAAAACAGATTGACTACGCCACGGAGTGCCTGCGGTGTCTGTGCGATGCGATACAGAAGATCCAGTTCCTTTTCCCGTCCGTACAGCATGGGGAACAGCTTGGCAATGTCCTCACGCTGGATCTTGGAACGGGTGTACAGTTTCTTCTGCTTGGTGCGGTTGGCGATCTGTGCGAACTCTGCCTTCTTGCTGCCGATGCGTGTCACCGTTTCCAAGTTCCCGATAAAGCAGATGCCCAGCGTCTGCCCGTGATCGGCAAAATCATCAGAGAAGCTCCGCAGCACCTCAATGGTTTTTAGCGGCAGGTGCTGGGATTCATCGAAGATCAGCACCGTGCCGTCACTCAGCTTCTGCCGGATCGCATACCACAGGGCATCTCTGGAACGCTCCATGGGAGCACCGATGCGGTCGGCAATCAACCGCAGCAGGGACTTGATGCTGGTCAGGCAGGGATTCAGCGTAATCAGTACACTGTTGTTCGGGTGTTCTGCCACAAAGTGCTGTGCTGCCTTGGTCTTTCCGATGCCGGCATCTCCGGCGGCAATGGCAAGACCGCCCTTGATCTGGCAGACACCGATGATGTCATAGATCTCCGTGGAGATGCTGGTATCTGCATAGCCGGATTCCTGATAGGTCTGCCTGGTCTGATCCTTGACACCGAAATAGCTTTCCAGTTTCGCAAACATCTTCTGCGGATTTGCCTGATAGCTGCCGGAAAACAGCTGGGAGAGTGCTCCCTTGGAGATGCCCAGACGGGCAGACAATGCAGACAGGCTCAGTCCTTCGTCCTTTTGCAGCTGCTCCAGCTTGCGGAGCAGGCTCTGTTGATGCTCTGTGTATTCCATGTGTTATTCTTCCTTTCGTCTTTGGGCGTTCTGCCGCATTTTTTTCAGGTCGATGGTGACCGGGATCATTTCGCTGCCGGAAACCATGCGGTGTTCTTCTTCCGTTTCTCCGGCTCGTACCGGCTCGATGGTCTTGGGATACCGGATCTGGAACCGTTCTTCCTTTGCCTTGGCGGCTCTCCGGATCGTGGCATCCAGGGAATCGATCCGCTGTGCGTTGGTCAGATCGGCGGTGATGCCCTTGACCTGATCCCGTACAAACTTCTTGGTGCGGCGGATCATCATTTCTGCGTTGGCGATCTCCTCCGGATTGGAGGTCAGATAGTCCATCAGCAGGATGTCCGCCAGCTCCCAGGTAAACAGATACTGGTCTTGGGTGTTGTACAACCGGACGGTTTTCAGATCTGCCGGGTCATACCGCACATAGACCTCCTCGCCCAGATGCAGAATGGTTTCCTCCGGATTCATGTACCAGATCTTTTCCCCGGCAAAGGTGATGTACACGCCGTTTCGCTTGATCTTCTGGGTTCTGGTGGATCGCATCAGCATGAGATTCAGCTCTGCGTCCGCCGCCTTGCGGATCGACCGGATCTCCTCGTTCCAGACATCCAGACGGCTCATGCCCCGGTACTTTGCCTCAGAGCCGCCGTACTCCTGCAAGTTGTATTCGCCGTCGATCCATGTTTCCAGATGGCTTCTGACCTCGTAGTCCTGCGGTATGGCTTTGTTCTTGATTCGCCGTTTCAGACTTTCCGGACGTTCCAGGATCGTGCCGCCGCAGAAACCGCTGAACGATTTGGAAAACTGGCTCTTGACCGTGTAAAAGGTTCGTTCAATGGGCTTTGCTTTCGCATTTCGTACAATGGCGTTGTGCATTTCAATGCCCAGCCGCTGTAAAATGGTGGGCGGCTCTGCGACATCCTGATCAGATTTTCGGGTACGGTGTCCTTTTCCGCCCACATCGTGGGTGAGAAACTCCCGACCGTTGTCGAAGTACACCGCTTTCGGGATGCCGAACCGCAGAATGCCGTGCCGCAGTGCCAGGATTGTGGACTGGGAATCCGGGGATTCCGTAATATTCCAGCCGGTGATCACGCCGGACTTGGCATCCAGAAATGCCGTCAGATACAGGCGGTGAATGGTGCCGTTTTCGTCCAGTGACTGAATATCCAGTGTGTGGTTGTCGGCGATCCAGACATCGTTCGGCTCCAGTTGGTCGTACATTCGCATGATATACGGCATACAGCGGTCAGAAAACGCCTTTTCGCCCTCACGCATCAGAATTTTGGTTGCCTCTGCCACATCTCGGTCGATCCGCCGCCGAAAGCTTCGCTCCGATGGGATACAAGCCACCAGCTCCGGATGAAAGTCCTCTGTCCATGTGATAGTGTTGCGATAGCTGGCACAGACAGTGGGCTGGTTCTCGCTCAGCCAGAACCACAGAAACGCCTCCCACACCAGCTGTGGGATCTCGCTGCTGCCTTTGTTGCTGCCCCCTCGGATCCCCAGCATTCCGGCAAGATCATGTTCCAGATATGCCTTCCATTTTCGGTACAGGATCCCCGTGGAGATCTGTAGGTCAGGGTGTTCCAGCTGACACTTGCCCACATACAGCTTGTCATAGTCAGTTTTCCTGCTGTACTGGATGCGTCCGGCGTGCCATTCCAGCAGGATTGCTGTCCAGATCTGAACCTCCTGCCGCTGCTGTGCAGTCTTCAATGGTCATCTGCCGCACGGCTTTTGCCTTCTTCTTCGGCTTCGTTTCCGCCGAAATCGGCGTGGGCATCATGCCCATTTCCTGCCGCTTTTGCTGATAATATCTGGCTTGTAACGACTCCGGAAATGCGGAGATCGGGATCTGATAACAGGGTTTATGGTTCTGCGGATGCTCTTGCACCACTGCCGGTAAAACACCGTTTTTACACTGTTTTTGGATATATCTTGCAGAACAGTTTTTCAAGACTGCTGCTTCTTCTACTGATATGTAGTCCATAGCACTCCTTTCTGGTCTGCCATCCTCAGTACCGGTAGACCACCTCCGGCAGACAGCGGCTCTCTGCCGCTGTTTCGGCTTTTACATTTCGCTTAGGCTTATGGAGATTCCCAACTCTCGGAGCAGTCTGTCCTGTTCTGTTCTGGAACAGTCGCTGGTGCGGATCTCGTGGAGGATCGCCGCCGGTGTATATCCTGCCGTCAGCATCTTCCGCACTTGTTTCCGCAGCTTTTGTGACCGTCTGGACGGTGTCCCGCCCCATTCATGCAGTCTTTTCATGGCACTTTCTCCTGCTGGTCTATGGAAGATCGGGGAATTCCGCAAAGGTTTCATCGATCTCGTCATCTTCCTCGTTGGCGGCAAACAGCACACTGTCTGAAAGCCATGGGAAACACCGTGTGACATACGCCCGTTCTGCGTCCATCTGATCGGGGAAATACGAACCGCCCCACACGCCCTTGCCGTCCTCATCAATGTGCCAGACTACGAATTCGCCGTCCGGCAGGATCGGTCTGGCAAGGCAGTGCTCCGTACCGTAAATGGCATAGATCAGGTGATTCTCGATCACCGTCCCGATTTTGATTTTCATGAAGCATACCTCCGTTTTTTCGTTTCCGGTTCTGTGGGGAGCAGACGCTCCACCGGCACACGCAGTGCCTTTGCCAGCCGCAGCACCACCGTGATGCTCGGCACAAACTTGTCCTGCTCCAGCTGACAAACGTAGCTCTGGGATACCTCTGCCGCCTCCGCAACCTCCGTCTGGCTCAGTCCCAGCGTGGTGCGGATCTCCAGCAGCTGCTTACCGAATGTTTTTGGGGTCATTTTTCATCATCCTTCCTGTGTACGCCGTTGGTTTTCAGAATGCGTTGTTTCAGTTCTTCCTTGGCTTCCAGCATCTCCGGGATAGCGTCATACCAGTCATACAGATACCCGATGCTTGCCGCATCTGTGCTGTGAAATTTGGCACTGGCAGCGATCTGCAAAGCCGTGGGATTCTCGGTCACGACCATGTCGCATCGCCTCCCATGGCTTTGGCAAACTGCTCTGCGATCAGCCGCTGGGTGAAATAGTCCCGATAGATGTTCTGCTTGCCGTCCAGACTGTAGCTGCTGTTGGGCTTGTCGCCGGTCTGTACCACCGTCAGCCGCACGGTCTTTCCGGTGGGCGAATAGGTCGTAGTGACACAGTAGTAGGTGTGTAAGATTTTCGGTAACATGAAAACCGCTCCTTTCAAAATGTGATAATATCCTGTCGATTCTTGTCGAATCCGTTGTATTTCCTGCCGGATTGTGCTATAATGGAGCAGGAAAGGGGGTGTTGTTCTTGATGCAATGTAAAGCAAGTGAAATTGCAAAACGGCTGTCATTAATGTCAATCAGTCAGATCATTGGCAATGCAGATATATGTCTCTTTAAGCTTCATCAAATACGGAATCTGGAGAAAAATCTAGGACATTTATCCGAACTGGAAGAAGAAAAACTTCGTCGTTTTGTAGAATTATTAAGCCTGTCTTTCGGGATACCCTATGAAACAGAAAGCTTGATTCTCATTACCGAAATTGAAGTGATTGGCAATCTGATGTCCACAGTGAATAAATCAACAGCATATTTAAAAGAACTGGGAGACACAGAGATGGAATGCGAAGAATCTGATTCTGATTTTTTCCGTCAGTATGCACTGTTTGCATTAGATGAAGATTAAAAGGACAGAAACCACAGATGAAGAAAAGACTTCGGAAGAAGAATTTTCTTCTTTCCATTTTCATCAATATGGGTGCTGTGTGCAATGTAATCCTCTATTGTTTCAATTGCAACCTCGGTAAGGTCGTATTCTTCCTTGTATTTCAGTTGGTCTTTCCAAACACGTTCATTCCGTTCCTGTTCCCTCCTTGCCTGCTCCGCTGCATCCGGAGCAGGCTTTTTTCTGCATGGAATCCGCTTGATAACTTTCATAATTTTTCCTCCTGTTTCAAACTATCATAAATGAAGCAAATGACGTACTGCAAATTCGACATACTTTTTTCGTTCACTTTCTGTAGGTTCACGAAACTGATCTGCCACAAATGCAGTTACAGTCAGTGCTGTAATTTTCCACTTGACCCATTTCAGGCAAGCAAAAATGCCGATTGCCGCAAGAAATATGATAATAAATGCAAGCACGTTTTCTCCTCCCTTCAAATTCCTTTTGATAGCTGTGCATTGCGAAGCATACGTTTCATATCGATCGGAATGCAAACCACGTTTGCATTGCAAGCATCTGCCTTTGCCTGCTCCGCTGCATCCGGAGCAGGCTTTTTCCGGCACAGGATCCGCTTAATAACTTTCAT